CATACAATGCGGGTTTCACAAAAGCCAAGTCATTGTACCTTGACGCTGAATGAAACATCTTGAAAGCCGTTTACAAGTCAACTGCGTTAAGTGGTTTCGGTTGGCACATCGCCAATATGCAAACCATTTGATTCATGTTCCCAACGGAGGATCACGGGATTTGCGAACGGCCCAAAGGTTAAAAGCCGAGGGAGTATTGCCAGGGGTTGCCGACCTTGTGTTATTCATCCCCACACAAACACACCACGGGTTATTCATTGAACTCAAAGTCAAACCAAACAAACAATCAGCACATCAAAAAGAATGGGAAAAATTGGTTACCGCGATGAATTATCACTATGTGGTGGTATATTCGTTTGAGGATTTCAAATTACAAATCGAAGCATACATTGGTAACACTTGAAGCCATAGCCAAACGCCACATTGAATGGATCAAGATTGCCAAATACATTGGTGCATCAAACGATGAAGCGGATGACATGGTACAATCGATGTATTTGAAGTTGGCGGAAATCCAATTGGCGGAGGGAAATTTTGTGAGGTTGACCAATTACAACGGAACCATCAACACCATCTATTTGTTTAAGATGCTACACAATGCGTTTATGGACATCAAACGGGCATCAAACAAGACAATACCACACCAAGACCAATTTAACCCCGTAGAAAGCCCCGAAATGGCTGAAATGGCACATTTGGACTTGATGGGTGAAGTAAAAAAGGCAATTGATGAACTGCGAGATTATGACCAGATGTTATTGGAACTACATTTTGTGTACGGACATTCAATGAGGGATATTGAAAAACGCACGGGAATACCAACACATTCGGTTTTTAACTCAATCAAAAACGCCAAACAACACATCAAACAACGAACACAAACAAAATACAAAATATATGCAGAAGAAAAGCGACACACGGAAACAATTTACCGAATCACGACCATCCATCGGGCTGGGGGATACGATTCAGAAGGTAACGAAAGCCACGGGGATTGAAGCCATTGTAAAATGGGTAAATTCCGAGGATTGCGGTTGCGATGCCCGTAAACACAAATTAAACAAACTATTTCCAAATCGGAAACCATTGTGTATGACCGAAGGCGAATACGATTGGTGGACACATTTCAAATCGGTAAATTCCCAAACCTTATCACCAATGGAAGCCACGAAGGTTGCCGAAATTTGGTCAAGGGTATTCCAATCCAAAAGAATTTACAAGCCGTGTACTTGCAACCCCAAGGCATGGCAAACCATGATAAATGAGTTAACCCAGGTTTATGAAACTTACGAGAAACCTTTGTGATTGTTGCGATAACAATAAAGAATCAACAAAAGAATTAATAAATGAAACGGGGCCAATGATTGAACCCAACCAAATTTACATGTGTACAAAATGCAGAATACAATTTCAAGACCGAGCAAAATGGGGGCCATGGCTGACCGCAGTAAAACAACTGCAAAGCAATACGCTGTAATGATTTTACGCGATGATTACCATTACACATTCCGAGCAATTGGCGAACGGATGGGGGTATCGGAATCGGTGGCGTTTAGGTTGTACGAAAAGGGAATCAACAATGCAAAAACATACAAAAACATATTTGAATTATTTTGGGTATGACCAACATGACTGGATTCCATGTGAAGTGCCAAACTGCGGGAAACAATGTATTGATGTTCACCACCTTATCCCCAGGTCACGCGGGGGCAAAGACAATATCGAAAACCTTATGGGATTGTGTCGGGATTGCCACCACGAAGTTCACTTTGGAACGAAATTAAAAAACGAATATCTAATCACAGTACACCAAATAAAAATGAACAAATGATAATAGAAATTAAAAAAATATCGGAATTGACACCCGCGCCGTACAACCCACGGGAATCAACGGAAAAGCAAGAATCACAGTTGAAACAATCACTCAAAAAATTTGGTGTGGTTGAACCAATTATTTACAACAAACAAACGGGGTACATAGTTGGTGGACATTTTCGAGTACGGGAATTGCAAAAATTAGGGTATACCGAAATTGAATGTGTTATTGTTGATTTATCGGAAGAAGATGAAAAGGAATTGAACATCAGATTAAACGCAAACACGGGGCAATGGGATTGGGATGAGTTAGCCAACAACTTTGAATTGGATGACCTAAACGACTGGGGGTTAGAAGTTCCAAACATGAAACACGAATTGGAAGCCGAAGAAGATGATTTTGAAATAAACGATGCAATCGAAACCGATATTGTATTGGGCGATTTGTTTGAGATAGGGGAACACCGATTGTTGTGTGGTGATTCAACGGATAGTGATGCGGTTGCAAGGTTAATGAATGGTGAGAAAGCGGACATGGCTCACAATGATCCACCATACGGGATGAAAAAAGAAAATGAGGGAGTGTTAAACGACAATTTGAACTATTCAGATTTGTTGGATTTTAACCGTGAATGGATTGATGTGCAGTTTATGAATCTTAAAGAAAACGGAAGTTGGTATTGTTGGGGTATAGATGAACCGCTTATGGATATTTATTCGGAGATATTAAAACCGTACATCGCAGAACAAAAAGCAACATTTAGGAATTTAATAACTTGGGATAAAGGAAATGGACAAGGGCAGAACTCAGAAAATACAAGAAGTTATGCAATCGCAGATGAAAAATGTTTATTTGCAATGATGGGGGTACAAGGGTTTAATAACAACGCGGATAATTATTTTAAGGGATGGGATTCGATTGTAAACTATTTAGAAAATGAAAAAAACAAAGCGAAATTTACAATAAAGGATTGCAAAAGATTGGCAGGGCATAGCGAAAAAAGTGGGTGTCATTGGTTTGATAAAAGCCAGTGGATGATGCCGACAAAACAAACCTATGATTTGTGGAGAAATTATTGCATAGAAAACAATATAGATGCCTTCAAAAAAGAATACGAAGAAATTAAAAAAGAATACGAAGAAATAAAAAAAGAGTACGAAATAATAAAAAAGGAGTACTATTCTACAAGGGCATATTTTAACAATACGCACGATAATTTTAACAATGTGTGGAAGTTTGACAGACATTTAAGAAATGGAAGCGAGGGAGGACATGCAACGCCAAAACCAATCCCATTGTGTGAGAGAGCAATTAAATCAAGTTGCCCCGATGGAGGTTTAGTTATGGATGTATTTCTTGGAAGCGGAAGTACAATGGTTGCATCCCACCAACTCAAACGCAAATGCTACGGGATGGAACTTGACCCAAAGTATTGCCAAGTGATAATTGACCGAATGAAAAATTTAGACCCAACAATTAAAATTAAAAGAAACGGAGTGGAAATATGAAAGCATGGAGAGAAACCAACCGAACCACACCCATCGATAATGAATGGGTATTAATTGACACCACACAAGTTGCATACATTATGGAGGACCAATGGTATTTGGCCCACGATGATTCACCAATACATCAACCAATTTGGTGGATGCCCATCCCAATTTTACCAAACGATTGATTTGATAAAGATTTGAAATTATGCCAAACCCAGAAAACATAATTCCACCAAAGCCAGGTGAGGTAAGGAATCCCAACGGGAAACCCAAAGGCACAAAGAACCGAAGCACCATCGCACGGAAGTGGTTGGAGGTAATGCAAGACACAAAAAACCCCATCACGGGGGAATTGGAGAAACTAAGCCAGGAAGATTTAATCACACTTGCAATGATACACAAGGCAAGAAAAGGGGATGTGGGTGCATACAAACAATTGATGGATTCGGGGTTTGGTATGCCTACCCAACAAATTGATGTTACAACGGAAAAGCCAATTTTTAACGGAATCAATTTAGATGTTGCAGACCACGACCGCACAGAAAAAGATAGCGAAACTCCGTAAACGGATCCGCATTGTGAGGGGTGGAACATCCAGTTCAAAAACCTTTTCCATCATTCCAATGCTTATCACATACGCGGTGCAAAACGCCAAGTGTGAAATTAGCGTGGTATCGGAAACCATACCGCATTTGCGAAGGGGTGCAATCCGTGACTTCCTAAAAATCATGGACATGGTGGGAATGTATGACCCAAACAAGTGGAACAAATCTTCACTCACCTACACATTCTCAAATGATTCATACATTGAATTTTTTTCAGCGGATCAACCCCAAAAGTTGAGGGGTGCAAGGCGTGATGTTCTATTTGTAAACGAGTGCAACAACATCGATTGGGAATCATACTACCAAATGGCGATTCGTACAAGAAAGTTCATTTATCTTGACTACAACCCAGTGGCGGAGTTTTGGGTAGATAGCGAATTGGTGAACGACCCTGATGCGGAAATGATTGTACTTACATACAAAGACAACGAAGCGTTGGACAAATCCATTGTGGCAGAAATTGAAAAGGCACGGGATAGGGCAGAAACAAGCAACTATTGGCGTAATTGGTGGAAAGTATATGGACTTGGTGAGATTGGAAACCTTCAAGGGGTTATCTTTTCCAATTGGCAAACCATTGACAAGATTCCCGAGGATGCAAGGTTACTTGGTTGTGGTGTGGATTTCGGTTATACAAACGACCCTACGGCAATTGTGGCCGTATATGAGTACAATGGCCAACGAATCGTTGATGAGGTCGCATATCGCACGGGGATGCTTAATTCAGACATTGCAAAGGCATTGCCCAACTTTGTGCCAGTGTATGCGGATAGCGCAGAACCAAAATCAATTGATGAAATACGGAGATACGGCATAAGAATCAAGGGCGTAACCAAGGGAAAGGATTCAATCAACTACGGAATCCAAATCATGCAATCACAATCCTATTTGGTTACATCCACATCAACAAACCTAATTAAAGAACTGCGCAACTATTGTTGGGATACTGATGCCCAAGGGCGTACAACAAACATTCCTACGGGTACAGAACACATCTGTGACGCACTTCGCTACCATGAGATGATGGCGTTGGGAGTTCGTGGAAATTATGGAAATTACGATATTAGATAAATAATTATTGTTTATTTCGTGTGGATTTGTATATTTGCAAAGACAAATATGAGACACGGAAGTTTATTTTCAGGAATTGGGGGGTTTGACTTGGCATCCGAATGGATGGGATGGGAAAATGTATTCCATTGTGAGTGGAACGAATTCGGTAAAAAAGTATTGAAATACCATTTCCCAAATGCCGATTCTTATGGCGATATAACACAAACGGATTTTACAAAATATGCAAACAGAATTGATATTCTCACGGGTGGATTCCCTTGCCAACCATTCAGCAACGCGGGACAACGCAAAGGAACGGAGGATGAACGCTACTTGTGGGGCGAGATGCTTCGAGCAATACAAGAAATTAAACCCAAATATGTCGTTGCAGAAAATGTCTTTGGTATCACGACTATTGATGGCGGATTGGTATTCAACCAGGTGTGCGTTGACTTGGAAAATGAAGGGTACGAAGTTCAACCGTTTATTATTGGTGCTGCAAGTAAAAACGCACCGCACAGAAGGGAAAGGTGTTGGTTTGTTGCCCACTCCAAATTCAAGTCCACGGGAAGTGACCGAGGAACAAACAATGAAACGCAAGGAGATTTACGGAGGGGAAACACGGGCGATGTATTTGGAACATTTTGCAGCGATGGGGATGTTGCCGACACCGATGGCATCGGATTGTGGGGAAAAAGTGACGGGCTTGGAAAATCAGGATTCGTTGACAAAACGAGCAAGGGAAACGACTGGATCCATTTCCCAACTGAACCCCCGATTTGTAGCGGAGATGATGGGTTTCCCAACGAATTGGACGGAATTACCCTTTCAAAGTGGAAAAAAGAATCATTAAAAGCATACGGAAACGCAATTGTGCCACAAGTGGCGTATGAAATCTTCAAAGTAATTGAATCAATATGATAATGGAAGGATTTGAAAAAGCAATTGTAGGGATTCAAAAAAACACGAATCGGGTTGTGTATAGCAATCAAATTATGGTTAACATATTAATTGAAGACGGCATGAACCGCGATGAAGCAATTGAATATTTGGAACACAATGTTTGGTCGTCCTGGATCGGTGAAAATAATCCAATCTACATGAACCAAATGAATCACGATGAATTAATAGAAATGACCAATGAAAATATGGACTGAATCCGAAATGGATGAATTTCGCTTGTTGTTTCCCGTAACCCACAACAAGGACTTGGCGGTGAAGTTTAATTGCACACCGAATGTCATTAAGAACATTGCATACAAAAACAAGTTAAGAAAGGACAAGGATTTTTGGCATGGTTATTTGAAAAACACCGCCCATAAGCATTTGCCTAAATTCAAAAAAGGATGCACAAGTTGGTGCAAAGGAACAAAGGGTGTAATGCTGAATGGTGCTGAAACACGATTTGTTAAAGGGCAACGCCCACACAACTACCATCCGATAGGGCATTTAAGCAGTTATAGGGACTTTATAACGATTAAAACCGAGCAAGGGTACAAACCCCTTCACCGATTAACTTGGGAGCAACACAACGGCAAAATCCCACCGTTCAAATACATTGTGTTTAAGGATGGCAACAAACAGAATTGCGACATAAGTAACTTGGAAATGGTGGACAAAATTCACTTCATGAAGGAACACCACCCAATGAAGTACCCCAAAGAAATCAAAGATGCAATCAATATCAAACGAGAAATAACAAAATACATAAAAAAACATGGCAAGAAACAAGATTAACGATGTGCGTGACCACTTATTTGAAGTGTTGGAACGATTAAAGGATGGTGACATCGACATCGAAACGGCAAAAACAATGGCAGATGTTAGCCAAGTAATTATCAATTCGGCAAAGATTGAAGTGGATTTTATCCGTATCACTGGGGCAAACCAAAACACGGGATTTATCAAACTAACCGAAGGGGGTGACAAATGACAAGCCATTACCAAGAAGTGCATAACCTGAAACAAGAAATCAGGCGGATGCGGTTGCAGATGATTGAACAGAAATCGGACTATGACAATTTGGTTCGTGCGTTAAAGCGTGAAATCGTTCAACCCAAAACGGATATCAATTTAGAACCAACCCCATGGCGTGAAGTATTACGGGCAATATGTGAGGTTTACGACCTTACGCCCGACACAGTCATAACAAGGTCAAGAAAACGAAGGCCATTGTATGCCCGTCATATGTTCAACCACATTTGCAGAAAGCGGTTGGAAATGACCTACGAAGAAATTGGGCTAATCTGTGGGCGGGATCACTCCACCATCATTTCATCGGTGCGTGAATTTGGGGATATTTTACAGACGGACAAAGAAGTTCAAAGATACCATGCAAGGGTACACACCATCCTTCACGAAAGATTCCCGTAAACATTCGTGAATTTCTTCGTTTTATTAATATATGATTGAAAACAAAAAGATAATTGTACCTACCGAACTGCGTGATGTAAAGTTGCATCAAATGATAACATACAACGGGCTTAAACCCGAAATGGATGATGTATCAAGGCAGTTGGAAGCGGTTGCAATCTTTTGTGACTTGACCATGTCGGAGGTCAAGAATATGCCATTTGACACACTGAAATACTGTGTGGAAAAAATCACAACCATGTTGGAATCTAAACCAACATTCACACCCAGGTTCGAGTACAAAGGTATTGAATACGGATTCATCCCAAACTTTGACGAACTCACAACGGGTGAATTCATTGACATCGAAAATTACTGCAAAGAACCAAACGACCTTTGGAAAGTGTTATCGGTTTTGTATCGCCCCATTACCAAAAAAGGGCAGAATGGAAGGTATGAAATCATGGCCTATAATGCCGATTTGAACACGGCATTTAAGGAGATAGACGCCAACACTGCATTTGGTGCGATGCTTTTTTTTTGGAGTTTAGGAATCGACTTATTGAATTCTTTCCAGAAGTATTTGCGGATGGTGAGGAGGGGGGAAGTGGCGATGAAATACGCCTTACCAAAAAATGGGG